TAGTTTCATAGTAACCTTTTAATTTTACTTCATTGTCTGTATATAAGTTTCCTAAATCTTCTGTATATTTTTTTGCAGTTTCCCAATTTTCAAAATCTATTTTTGCTCCTATTTGGTTTGTCAAATGTTCTACTGCTGTCTTTGTTGTATCAACAACTGCTGTTGTTTTTTCATATTCTGCTCTTGCTTCTGCTATTAAAGTGTTGTATTCATCTTGTGTAATCATTCCCTTTTCTAATTGAGTGCTGTAATCTTTCAATTTTAATTGAAGAGTATTAAAAGCTTCTCCTTCTGCTTCTGCTTTTCTTATGGCATTTGCTACAACTAAATCTGCTGTTTCTGTACTTATATATCCTTCATCTTTCAAACTATTTGTTAGTGAAATAGTTGAGTCTACAAATGCATCTCCGCTTTCTTTTACAATTCTCCTCATTTCATCTAATATAGAATTTAATTCTGCAATATCTTCTGCTGTTGTTTCGTATGCACTATTACCCAGTTTTGTTAAAAATATGTCTAAAGTCTCTGTGGTGTCTTCTAAAGCTTGTTCGTTTTCAAGATATTTGTTATGCAAGTTGTTCCACTCATCAGAAGAAGAGACTATTTCTTCCACTAATTGCTTGTATTTATTATAATAATTTTCTATCTTTTGACCGCCATTATCAAATAGCTGTGCTCCTGCGTATTCAAGGTTTGCAAATATTTCTATTGCTTCACGAGCTTTTTCAAGTTCTTCATCATCTAAATGAAAAACTGACTTTGCTTCATCTGACGTCCATATATTTTTTACGGTTTCCACATATTTTCTATAATCTTCAAGAGAATATTCGGTTTCTGGGTCAAACATAACATCAAGACTTGAAGCAAATCCTGCATCAATTACTCCTCCATCAGACAAAGCTTTTTGCAACTCTTCAAAATAATATTCGCTAAGTCCATCATACATACTTTGTTCTGTATTTGCTACTCCAACACCTGTTCCTATTGCTGTACCTATCGCTGCTCCAACCGCTGTTCCAAATCCCGGAATAATGCTTCCTATAGCACCACCTATTATTCCTCCTGTTGTACCTGAAGCAGCCCACGAACCAACGGAAGCTTTTGTCCAAGCATCTTTATCAGATACTTCGCCACTCCTTAGATATTCAGCATATTCTTTTGCAGCTATTTCTGCTAGTCCCCAACTTATTGCTATGCCTGCAACTGCTAGTTGAATTTTATTAGTTAATCCTAAAATTCCACCGTTGCCAAGACCATCTATTATTCCGCCTATAACTCCTATTGCTTTAGTCGCCAACCATGTTCCTACAACTGTTTTTAACACAATTTCTATTGTATCTAATATTTCTTTTACTCTTTGTGTATCGTGTTCAACGTCTCCTGTAAGTCCTAGCCAATCCATTATTTTTTCTTTAATCTCGGTAGCTTTCATTCTTACATTACCCATTAAATTGTCATATTCACTCATTGCATCTAGTAATTTATCATCAATGCCTGTTGATGAAATTCCTGCTGAACCTCCACCAGAACTTGTGTCTGTTGTTATATTGTTTATCTCATCAAATCCCATAAGTTGTGCCTTTAATTCTTTTGCACTTCCTACCGCTCCGCTAAGACCTGTTTCTAAATCTTCTATTCCTGATTGGTCTGCCAGATTTGAATTTGAACTTGAAACTTCAAAACCAAACAAAATTCCAACTAAATTAAGCAATTCTTTTATTGCCATTATTGCACCATTTATATATGGCATTATTTGTCCTAACAATCCCTGAAATAGATTACCTATTGATGTCTTTAATTCTTCAAATTGACTTCTAAATACTTTTAATTGGTTTGCTGGACTTTCTATTGTATTTGCGAAATCTCCGTGAGCAGAACTAGCTTGTCTTAATACTGCTATGTAACGCAATATCATCTTTTCTGCTTGCGATAATTCGCTTATACTTCTGTCTAAACCTAACTCTTGTAGTAATGGTGCTAAGGATTGTTGTGTTACATCTAAGCCATAATTTCTTAATGGTTTTGTCTGTCCTGCTAAAACTCCTGCCCTTAATGCTTCCATTGTATCTGACTCTTCTCTGTTGAATAAAGATGCCAAATCCATTCCTAGTTTTGTTAGATTTTCAGACATTGTATAAGAAGCACTATCTCCAATGCCCATACTTTGAGCCATTTGATTGTATAAGGCTTGGTATCTCATTGTTTCTTCAATATTAGTTCCAAATCGTTCATTTAGTTCTTTTTGAAATTTTAATGCCTTTGTATAATATTTACTAGAAACACTGTCTAAATTTCCAAATTCATCTACTGTTTTCCCCATAGAAACTTCAAACAAGTTCATAGTTTCTACTAAGTCAATACTATTTTCAGCAGTTTCTTTTAAAAAGCCTGAAACTCTCCTAATCCCATAAACAAGTCCTGAGAAGTTTAATACACTTTTTAAGTTTTTAGCAACTAATTGAAATTTATTAAGATTTGATGTTGCTTTTTTTGTCTCATTATTTATATTTTTTAATCCAGTAGCACTTTTCATTGAATTTATTGCAGTTTTAGATTGATTTACATATCCAATTATTTGTTCTAAACTTTTTATTGCTTCTTTTGCCTCTACTACTATTTTATTCTCTAATGTGTCTACATTGTAGTCTGACATCTAATCTCACCTTCTATCGCTTTGGGATGCAGTACTTTCTTGCCTCTGTTTAGGCTTGCCCTAATCATTTCTTCATTTTTTCTAATTTCTTCTTCCATTAGCTCTTGCTCTGTTTTAGGTGTAGAATTGAATTCATATGGTTTTCCACAATAACTTAGTGCTGGTTGTCCTTCTTTTCTTAATGCATTATGTACTACTACTGCAATAGCTTCGTAAACATATAGACCTATTCTCCAAGCTTGTTGATTTTCTAGCTCATTTTGAATTTTTAATTTGTCCATATAAACTTTTCGGTATGTCCAGAGCAAGTCTGGTTCTTCATACCAAAATTCTTGCGTAGACATACCGAACGTTAATGCTAATGGTAAAAGATATTCTCTGAAAAATTCTCTTAATGAAAAATATTGTTTTTTTTCTTTGCCATCATCTTTATCTTCTAAATCTCTATTGTCTCTGCTGTTATCTTCTCCTTCTTCCCACTTTGGAATTTGAAAAAACCCATATATTCTCCTATAAGGAATGAATTTATCTCCCCTATATCTCCACCCTTTTCTTGGTATTTTTCTCTTATATCTGTTGCCATTTCAGCTGTTGTTCTAGGCTGTTTTGCTAATAATGCTGAATGGAACAGTTTGTCCATTTGGATTAAAGGTTGTGTTTCCATCAAATTCAAACAGAAACCTAATCTTTCTGCATTTTCTGCATCTTTTCTTGTTGGAAAAGCTAATATATATTCTTTCCCTTCTACTTCTATTCTTTTTGCTTTTGCCATAATTCAATTCCTCCATTAAATAAATTTATATTCCTTATTAAGTTCCGCTTGCTGGTATTAATGCTGATACTTGCTCTGCTGTTTTATCTGTTATTTCTGTTGCAACAATATGTAATGTTGCTTCTTGTGCTGAACCTGTTGAAAGTTCATTTTTCCAAGTTTGAACTGTTCCTTTTATATATGTTCCTGTTCCATCGCTAAATACGATTAAAAATTCGTGTACTTCTCCATCACATAAAGCTAATGCTTTTGCATATTTTTCAGGTGTTCTATTGTATGTAAAATCTTGGTCTGGTGTATCTACTCTATCTGATATAAATTGTTTTCTATCGCTATGCATTTCTGTTACTTCAATAGTTCCTCCTGCTGAACCACTTGCTGGAACTGTTCTAATTCCAAACAACCATTCATATTCATCAGTTCCTTTATGATATAACTTTGTTCCTACGTCTGAATAAGCTACTGCATTTTCCTCCATAATAAATTACCTCCTATAAATTCTTCTATTTTCATCAATTATTGCGTTATAACGCATATATAGCCTGTCTACATTCCTATCTGCATTTGGTGTAGGAATACAAGCCCTTCTGTACATACCATACTGGTTATCAAAAACTTCATTAACAAGACCTTTAAGTTCCTGCACAATTACTTGTTTTGATATGCTTCCTTTATCGATTGCATAAATTTCAATATCATACTCTATTTTGTGTTTTTGGTCAGTTTTATCTAAATTTTCGTTTTCAAGAGTATTGTTAATCTCTCTTATAACAACCAAAGGAAATACTTTTGTTTCTTGTGGTGGAGTGCTTAAAACATATGGTGAATACTTTGATTTTTCTGTTATATGTTTTCTTGCGTTTTCATATATCTCGTCATATACATCTGGCATTCCCATTGTTTTATCCCTCCGTTTATACAAAAAAGCATTGTTAATCTGATATTTCTGACAACAATGCTCATTTTTAAGCTATCTATTTTTTTAACTTTCGAAATTCTTGTTTTGCTATTTTGGGTGCCTTTT